ACGGGGGCAAGAAGACGAGGGGAGCCGATGACCCCATGGGGACTCCCGACCCTATGGGCGGTAAGACGGGGCCTGATAGGCGACGCAACACACCGACGGACGGCCCCGACGACGCGCCCCCCGCGAAAAAGCGCACCGCCTCGAAGAAGCCCCCGGCGAAGCCCTCGAAGCCGAAGCCGAAGGCCGCCGCGGCTGCCGATCCCCCGGCGCGCCCGCAGTGCACCGCGACGAGTCGCACGACCGGGAAGCGCTGCGGTCAGCGCCCGATCCCCGGCGGATTCGTCTGCCGCTATCACGGCGGGAAGGCGCCGCAGGTGCAGCGCTCAGCCCGTGGCCGCCTCGCCGAGCTCGTCATGCCCGCGATCGAGACGCTGAACCATGAGCGCGAGAACGCGAAGCGCAGCGCCGACCGGCAACGCGCCGCGAACTCGATCCTCGACCGCGCCGGGATCACGCGCGGGCACTCGGCCGAGGTGGACGCCGCGCGCGCCCTGCTGCTCGAGCGCATCCTCACGCTGCGCGCCGAGAGTGGCAAGCCCGACCCCCTCGAATTGGTCGCGACGGTGGTCGACGATGACGAGGACGACGACGAGTACGAAGACGCCGAGGAGCGCGGCGACGCCGGCGCTTGACGTCACCTAATAGGCGGGCTAAGCTGAGCGCATGACAACCGCAGCCGCCACCGCTACCCGCTACGAGCTCGGGCAGGCCGTCGTCTTCGACGGTCGCGCCGGGACGATCATCCGCGCCGATGCCCCGAAGGCCGACACGTTCGGCAAAGTCTCCCAGACGCTCATCGTGAAGACGTACGCGGGCGAGCACATGATCGGCTCGGTTCACTCCCGCCTCAAGCCGATGCCGAGCCTCGGCGATCGCGTCCTCGTCGCCGTGTCGATCATGGGCGAGACGTTCGACGTCGAGTGCATCGTCGCCGACTATCAGGGCGCGGCGATCCTGGCCCGCCCCGAGGGATCGCTGACGGTCTTCCGTCGCACGGAATGGATCGCGCTGTGAGCTTCCTCGCCGCCGAGCCGCTCACGCATCGCGAGGTCGTGAACCTGCTCGACGCCCGCCTCCCCGTGCGCGACGCGGCGTGGAGCTGGACGGAAGCCGAAGCGACCCTCGACGGCCTCGAGTTCCGCCCCGACCCTGCGGGCGTCGTGCGCGTGCGCGTCACGGTCGACGACGGGACGGTCAGCCTCGAGGAGTTCGATCGCGCGGGCGTCTCGCTCGGTGAGGTCGGCTTCCGTGGCGACGTCCGCCGCAACCTCGACGTGCTCACGCTGGCGCTCATCGTCGCGACGAACCGAGTCGAGCCGTGACCGCCGTCGGCTCGCAGCCCTCGTGCCCCGAGTGCCACGCCTGGCCGTACGAGGCGCACCGCCCCGACTGCTCGCAGCGTGCGCCGCGCCGCCGCGACGAGTCGCAGCACGACGCCCCGCCGATGACGCACGCCGACGCGCTCGGCGCGTACGACGACATGCCGCCCGACCTTCCCGACCGCATGAGCGCGGCCGTCGCCGAGGAGCTGCGCCGGATGCCGAACGCGGATCCGCACCCGCACGCGGACGGCTCGCGCCGCCTCGGTCGCGGCCTCGGCGCGCTCATCCCCGACGGCACGCCGACCCGCCCGTTCGGCGATGGCGGCGCGACGGTGCGGCAGGGTGACACGCTCCCCACGATCCCGCAGCGCCCGCGGCTGAGCTTCGACTGGAACGACTACGGCCAGCACGACGACGCCGCGCGCGAGGCGATCGACCGCGTCGTCGCAGCGATCCGCGCCGAGGATGCCCGAGCGCGCTCGCTTCTGCCCGACCCGCCGCCCGGCTGGGAGTGGGACGGCGAACTCGTCACGCGCGAATCCGGCGCGGGCGTCGGCGCCGAGGTGACGGCGCGCATCGTCTACCGCCTGCGCGAGGTGACCCCGTGACCGCGCGCCCGTACGGCAACCGCGAGGCGGCGATCGCGTTCGCGAAGACGCTCATCGTCGAGCTTGTGATGCAGGTCAACACGCGGCGCGGGATCGACGTCACGCCCGACCGGCTGCGCGACCTCGGCGCGGATGCCGCCGAGCTGGCCGAGTACCTCGAAGATCACGGCGCGCTCGCCGAGGTGTACGCCGTGACGCGCGACGAGGTGCTCGAGGCGGCGGCTGCCGCTCCCGTCTCGGTCGTGGGCGAGTGGCCCGAGCCGCTTCCCGACCCCGGCGCGCACCTCTGGGGGCCGATGGAAACCTGTCACAAGTGCGGCCTGAACTCCGAAGACGCGCCCGAGCGCTGCACCGATCCGCGCGTCCTGCGATGACCCCGCCGCCGGGCGGTTCCCGGCACACCTGAAAGGATCCGCCACTATGGCAAGCTACGACCCGACCGAGACGGCAGAGGCGAACTCGCCCCGCGCCGCCGCTTCCCACGTCGGCATGCGCGACGACGTGCCGCGCCCGATGCCCGCACCCTTCGACCCCTTCGCCGTCGTGGGCGACTGGCCCTCCGACGACGCTCAGGTCGACGAGTGGGCGAGCCTCGGCACGACGAGCTTCGAGGACGCGACGAGCTCGCTCACCCTGCAGGCGGTGCGCGTCGGCATTTCGCAGGCGCAGCGCGTCGCCGAGGAGCACGAGCGCCGTCGCACGAACGCGATGCAGCTCATCGCCCGCCTTCGCGAGGTGGCGCACGCCGCCGGCGAGCACGGCCGCAACGAGGCCGAGTTCCCCGAGGTGAAGCGCAGCACCGCCGAGTACTGAGCGGCACACCGACGCCCCGGCCGTCCCTCGTGACGCGCCGGGGCGTCGTCTGTTAGCCTGAGCACCGACGAAGGGAATCCGCCATGGCCTACACCGTGCGAGACGCTGCGGGCGTCGTCGTCGCCGGGGACGACGTGCTCGACGACGTGATGAAGGCCGCCGCGCTGCTCATCGGCGGATCGGTCGTCGACGAGGTGACCGGCGACACCGTGTACGCGGCGCCGCCCGTGCGCACCGTCGAGGAGCTGAACGCCGAGACTCTCGCAGGCCTCGAGGTCGACGATGCTCCGGCCGAGTAACGCCGTCGCCGAGCAAGTCGACCGCCTGCGCAGCGTGAACGGCGACATCGACGTGCAGATCGGCGAGCTGCAGGCCGCGAAGGCGCGCAACGGCGAAGCGATCGCCGCTCTGGAGCCGTTCGCCGAGTGGCACGAGGTGCCCGACCCCGACCCGGCACCGATGCCCGCCGCGCCGGTCGTCGAGACGTCCGACGTCGTCGCGCTCGACCCCGCCGACTAAGCGGGCGACGTGACGCCCTCGAAGGTCGACCTCGAACTCGTCGAGGCGCTGCGCGACGCGGAACCCGACGAGCTCGAAGCCATCATCGCCTCGCTTCCCGCCGACTCGATCGAGCCGCTGCTCGGCATGCTCGGCGCGGCTGCCGAAGAGGACATGCCGCCCACGCCCGCCGCTCAGGCCGTCGAGCTCGACCCCGGCTACCTCATCCGGCCGCATATCGACCTGCTCTCGGAGAAGCTCGCCGAGGCGGTCGCCGACGTCGAGCGCGGGATCTCTCGGAAGCTCATCGTCAGCATGCCGCCCCGTCACGGCAAGACAGAGCTGGCGTCGGTGTATCTCCCGCTGTGGCTGCTGCGCCGCGATCACCGGACGAAGATCGGCATCATTTCGCACTCACCGAACCTCGCCGCGACGTGGGGTCGCCGGGTGCGCCGCATGGTCGAGCGTCACGGCCCGAAGCTCGGCCTGTCGATCGCGGCCGACGCGGGCGCGGTCAGCGAATGGGAGACGCCCGAGGGCGGCGGCGTCATGTCCCGCTCGATCGGCCAGGCGCTCGCCGGCGTCGGCTTCAACGTCCTGATCGTCGACGACCCCGTGCGCGACTTCGCGGCTGCGCACTCCGAGTCGACGCGCCAGGCCGTGTGGGACTGGTGGACGGCTAACGCCGTGACCCGACTCGAGCCGCCTTCGCTCGTCGTCGTGATCGCGACACGATGGCACGAGGACGACCTGATCGGCCGCCTGCTCAGCGACGAGCACGAGGGCGACCCCTCGGAGTGGGATCAGATCATCCTCCCGGCGCTCGCCGATCACGACCCCGAGAAGGGCGAGAGCGACCCCCTCGGGCGCGAGCCGGGCGAGCCGCTGCTCTCCCCGCTCGTGCCCGCCGAGGAGGACACCCCGAAGGGGCGCAAGCTCGCGCTCGAGCGCTTCGCCGAGCTGCGCCGCAACGTCGGCTCGTACGCATGGTCGGCCCTCTTCATGCAGCGCCCGGCGCCCGCCGCCGGCGCGATCTTCAACGCCGGGTGGTGGCGCTTCTGGAATACGAACCCCGCCGCCGCGACCGACGACGGCCGGATTCAGCACCTCAACCCCGAGGCGCTGCGCTCGGGGCGCGTGATCACCTCGTGGGACGCGACGTTCAAAGACACGAAGGCGAGCGACTACGTCGTGGGCCAGCGATGGGCGCGGCTGCGGGCGAACCGCTACCTGCTCGATCAGGTGCGCGCGCGGATGAGCTTCACGAAGACAGTCGCCGCGATGAAGGCCTTCGTCTCGACCGGCGTCGCCGCCGAGCTCGCGCACACGCACCTCGTCGAGGACAAGGCGAACGGCCCCGCGATCCTCGACGCGCTGAAGGATGAGATCAGCGGCCTGAAGCCGGTCAACCCCCGCGGCTCGAAAGAGGCCCGCGCGCGCGCCGTCACGCCCGAAGTCGAGAGCGGGAACGTCATCCTGCCCGATCCGACGATGCCGGGCTACGAATGGGTGAACGCCTTCATCGCGGAAACGCGCAGCTTCCCGACCGGCGAGCACGACGACCAGGTCGACGGCATGACGCAGGCGCTCGACGAGCTGCGCGCCGGCGGCTTCGCCTCGATCACCGTCCCCGGCCAGCGCAGCACCTCGGCATCCGCGCCCCGGCCGAAGGTGGCGGCGCGCACCTTCTCAGGGAGCCGCACGGCTGCCGCTCGTGGCGATATGCAGCGACGCCGGACAGGCTGACGACACGCCGACGCGATCGCCGCTTGACGTCACCTAATAGGTGAGTTACGCTGATCCCATGAGCACCGCAACCGCCACCGCCACGTTCCCCGCTTCGATCAACCTCCCGCTCGTGCGGATCGAGAAGCCTCGCTCGCTGAGCTACCTCGGCGCGCGCGCCGTCGTCACGGTCGAGCATCACGACAAGAAGCGCAACGGCCTGCGCACGATCACGACGCAGTGGATCGACGACGCCGACCCCCGCAACGGCGGATGGCCTGCAGGCTCGGTCACGCGGAAGACGATCGAAGGCGACGGGCGCACCGACGACTTCCGCATCGTGCACGCCGAGGCGCTCGTCGCATGACCGCGCTCCCGCTCATGTGGCGGCACGAGGTCGCGCCGCTCCTGGCCGACCTCGGCCGCGTGAACGCACGCGACGAGAACGGCGACCCGTTCACCGAGACGGCCGTCGACTGGGCGATCCAGAGCGCGGCCGAGCACTGGTGCGACGTGGAGGGCGTGCCGCGCGGCGGCACCATGCCCGACTTCCCCTACGACTCGACCCGCTGGGCCGAGATTCTTCCCGACGTGCTGCGGCACCTCGGCCTCGACGAGGAGGCCCTCGCGTGAGCGTCACCGAGATTCTCGCCGCTGCTGCGCCGTGGCTTATCGTCGTGTGCGTGGCGCTCCTCGCAGGCGCGGCGCTCGGGTACTACACCGCAGCGACCGACCTCGAAGCCGAGAAGGCGAAGGCCGCGAAGGCGGCGCGCGCCGAGGGCTTCGACGCGGGGATCGAGACGGCCTGGGGCCTCATCGGCACCGAAGGCCGCAGACTGTACCGCGCCCGCACGGGGCGCACGGCGATACTCGCCGACGACGATCAGGAGAACGCATGACCGACGACAGGACTCCGAAGCCCGACCCGCAGGAGGTGGCCGACTTCGTGCGGACGAACCTCGCCGAGGCGCTGAGCGGACTCGGGCAGGCGGCGCACTTCGTCGCCCGCGACGACGCCGCGGGGCAGGCCGTGATCGCGCAGGGCTACGCCTCGCTCGCCATCGCCGCGCAGCTCGGCCGAATCGCCGACTGGCTCGACGGCGTGCAGCTCACCGATCCGGCGCAGCTCCTCCTCGAGGATGCCGACGCCGCCGAGTACTGCGCCTTCTGCGGGAACGAACCCGCCCGCGGGACGTCGCTCGAAGCGGTCGAGCCGCACGCCGAGCACCCGAGCTGCGGCGCCCGCGCGTGCGGCCTCGAGTTCCGCGCCGCCGGCGACACGAAGCCGAGGGCCGTCCGATGACCCCCGAGCAGGTGCAACTCCTGACCCTCCTCGGCTTCGCGGCGCTCGGCGTCGTGTGCTTCGGCCCCTTCCTGTACCTCATGGGCCGACGTCGCGGGTATGAGCGCGGCGTGCAGGCTGCCTTCGCCCGCGTGGCGCGCGACGACGCCGAGACGATGCGCCGGGAGACTGAGCGCGTGAAGCGCCTCCAGACGATGGGACTGAAGCCGTGACCGCCGTCGCTAAGCTCATCCGCGCCGCCCTCTTAGTGCTCGCCGCAGCACGGGCGACGCGCTTCTTCACGTCCGACACGCTCGGCGAGTGGACGATCGTCGGCCCGGCGAAGCGGTGGGCGTTCCGGCACGAGGCCCCCGAGGAGTTTCGCGACCTCGTCGACGACCCGCAGCCGACGCCCGAGGCGCACTGGGGCTGGCGCTCGAAGCTGACGAAGGGCCTCGACTGCCCGTTCTGCATCGGCTTCTGGCTCGGCGCGCTGATCCTCCTCGGAGAGGTCACCGTCGGCCGCGTGCCCGTCCTGCGCCAGCTCTGGCGCTTCGCGATCGCCGCCTTCGCGCTGAACTACGTCGCGGGCCACGTCTCGGCAAGGCTCGACGGATGACGCGCCTCGGCGGCGCTCCCCGCCCGACCTCGCGCGGCCACGTTCCGGCGACCCTCTTCGGCGGGCCGTACGACGGCAAGCTGCGGTCGGTGAAGCTGAACGCGGACGACGGGAAGCCGCCGCGCACGCTGACCTTCGTCGCGACCGAGCTCGTCGGCCGCCGCCCCGTCTTCGCCTTCTACCGCTACGAACTCGACCGCTCGCGCCTCGGCGTCTGCGGCTACACTTACGCCGACCCGAACCCCGCCACCGAGGAGAGTCCCGATGTCTGAGCACACCGACCCCCACAAGCCCGACGGCCGTCTCATCTTCGAGGCAACCGACCCGCTGAGCGGCGACCGGATGCGCCTCGAGACGCGCTCGCCGGTCGTCGATTTCTCGATCGGTCACGTTCCGATCTACGACCGTGAACCCGAGATCGGCGACGCCTTCCGCATGCCGCCGAGGATGCTCGGGACGACGCTCACGATCGAAGCGAAGATCCTCGGGAGCGACGACACGAGCGACGGCCGCGCACTCTTCGAGGTGGCCGCGATCGACCGCGACGTCGTCGCCGAGCTGCGCGTCCCCGCGGCTGAACTCAAGATGCTGCGCGAGGGCCTCGCGATCGCCGAATCCGAGGTGCGCGGCTGGCGGGATGAAGACGTAGCCGAAGCGATCGCCGAACGCATCGACCGGCTGATCGCCGAGATTGACCGACACCGCCCGCTCGGCCCCGACGGGAAGCACGGCGACCGCCACACCGCCACCTGCGGATGCGTCGACCAATGAACCGCCGCGCATACGCCCTCGCCGTCGGCTGCCTCGCGACGATCGGCCTGCACTCGCTCGCCCGGCGTGTCGAGCTGCGCTACACGCGCGCCGTCGCCGAGGAGGGGCGTCGGCTCGCATCCGAGCGCGAGGACTTGATCGCCGCCGGCGCGAACCCGGCGTCGCTGCTCGTGCCGCTGCACCCGGAACCGCTCTACGACTTCGGCCCCGACTACGACGACGAGGAGGCCGACCGATGAAGCTCCTCGTCGGCTTCGTCGCGGGAGTGGCGGCATCGTGGGCGGCGCTCGCGATATGGCAGGCCTTCCCGCCCCTCGGCCCGATCGACCCCGCCGACGATGCCTAGCCCCTTCGCGAACCCCGAAGCGACGCGCCGATGGGTGCGCGACCGCCGGACGGCCGAGCGTCCCGGCTTCGCGCGCGACCGGCGCAAGCCTGACCCATGGCCGCCACCGATGCGCGACTCGCGCGAGGAGGCCCCGCCCTACGCTGAGGTCACCCGCGACGGCTGGGGTTGGTCGATTCGCGTCTGTCACGGCGTCTTCGTGATCGGCCCCGAGGGTGGCGCGTACTGGCACCTCGGCACACGCGCGAGCGCTGAGCGCCGCGCCGCTCGCCTCGTCGCCCGCGTCGCTCGGGACTACGATCGCGAGCGCGCGCCGAAGATCATCGTTCAATCGGTCGACCCGGCCGAGTATCGCCGCCAGGAGGAGCGCCGCGCCCTCACCGCCGCCGCGCTCGCCGACTTGCGCGACCCCGAGGGCGCATGGGATCGCGAGTTCGCAGCCGCCGCGCCGCCTCGTCGGCGGTGGAGTCTCTTCGGGCGGTAGCGCGCGGATCATACCCCCGCGTGGCACAATGGGCGACATGAGCGCTCCCGTGATCCGAACGACGTCCGTCCCCGCCCGCGGCGCTGATCCGGCGAACGTGCCCGGCGTCGCCTCGCTCACACCGGGAGGATTCACCGCCGCGACGGCGCTCCCGATCACCGGGACGGCCCCCGCCGAGAAGCCGCAGCCGCTCTCGCTCGTCGCCTCGGCGCAGCGGCTCACGAAGAAGAAGATCGCGAACCGCACGAAGCGCACGGGCGGCGTCGACGAGGGTTGGCAGGCCGACGCCTGGGATATGTACGACCTCGTCGGCGAGGAGCGCTTCCTGGCGAACGTGCTCGCCGGGCGCGGCTCGCAGGCGCGGATGTACGTCGGTCGCCTCTCGCACACCGACCCACTCGCCGCTCCCGAGCCGGTCGACGACGACCGCGCGCAGGCCGTGCTCGACGCCGTCGGCGTGACGAGCGTCGGGCGATCGCAGATCGTACTCCGCGCCCTCATCGGCTACTTCATCCCCGGCGAGACGTATCTCGTCGGCATCCCGAAGCGCTTCCTGCCCGACGCCGAGGAGGGCGCTCAGCCCGGCGAGTCGTTCGGCCCCGCCGCCGTCTCGCGCACCTACGAGACGAGCGCGCCCCTCGAGACGACCCTCGCCGACCTCGACTGGCGGGCAATGTCGACCGACGAAGTCGAGATCAAAAACGACAAGGTGAAGCTCAAGCTCGCCGAGCTGGGCGGCGGCGCGATCGAAGTCGATCCCGACGACGTCTACCTCGTGCACTCGTGGCGGCCGCATCCCCGCCGGGCGTGGGAGCCGGATAGCCCGACGCGGTCGAGCCTCCCCGTGCTGCGCGAGCTCGTCGGCCTCACGATGGCGATCAGCGGCCAGACGGATTCCCGTCTCGCAGGCGCGGGCGTCTTCATCGTTCCCGAGTCCGCCGCGAAGGTGCTCAAGCGCGCGATGGGGCTGCCCGAGGACGGCCCCGACGACCCGTTCACGGATGCGCTGATCGAAGCGATGATGACGCCTATCAGCGACCGCAGCTCGGCCGCGGCGTACGTCCCGCTCGTCATCGTCGCGCCGGATGAGTCGGCCGACAAGTTCCAGCACATCACGTTCGACAAGGAGTTCGACGCCGAGATGCGTCCGCTCCGCGACGAGGCGATCCGCCGCCTCGCGCTCGGCCAGGACGCGCCGCCCGAGCTGCTGCTCGGCGTCGGCGGCATGAATCACTGGGGCGCGTGGCTCGTGCGCGAGGACGTCATCACGACGCATATCGAGCCGCCGCTCGCGCTGCTCTGCGACGCGATGACGACGCAATACCTGCGCCCGGCCCTCCTCGCCGCGGGATACTCGCAGGAGGCCGTGGACGAGCTGGTCGTGTGGTACGACGTGAGCCACCTCATCGCCCGCCCGAACCGCAGCGACGACGCCCAGGCGATCTACGACAAGGGCGAGCTGTCCGGCGAGGCGCTGCGGCGCGAGTCGGGCTTCGACGAGTCCGACGCGCCGGCGCAGATCGGCCAGACAGATCCCGCGGTCGACCTCGCGCTGCAGCTCATCGCGCAGGCGCCGTCGCTCATGCAGAACCCCGGCCTGCCCTCGGTCGTCGAGCAAATCCGCGCGGTGCAGTCCGGCCAGGCGGCAACGGCGATCGCGGCCGAGGAGGGGATCGGCGTCGCGGGTGGCGGCGATGCCGAGGACACGACCGCGCCCGACCGCCCCGAGAACGACGACACGCCGGCGGACGGGATTCCCTCGACGAGCGACGCGCCCGCCGATCCGCCCGGCCCCGAGGCCTCGGCCGCCGCCATCCTCGCCGAGGCG